GAAAACGGGTAGTAAATGGAACGGTCCAACATGGGAAGCGACAACATTAAGCGTCACTATTTACCATCCTGGCAAAGAACCAAGCGTATTCAACTCACTAACATCTGCCCAAGATTCAGGGCGTTCCCTTACCGCAAACTTAGTTATTCTTGATGAGTGGGCTTTTCAACAATGGGCGCGCGAAATATGGGCCAGCGCATATCCTACTATCAATCGGCCATCAGGTGGGCAGGTAATCGGATTGAGTACAGCCAAGCGCATGACACTGTTTGAAGAGATATGGCGCAAGGCTACTCAAGGGGTTAATACCTTCGCGAGAGTATTTCTCCCATGGGATACAGACCCAAGAAGGACTCCTGAATGGTATGAACAGACCAAAAAAGATTTAACAGATTCGTATAAGGCAGAATATCCCAATACACCAGAAGAGGCTTTCGAGTCTGCTGATGGAGTTGCGTTCCCTGAGTTCAGTTATGATTTACATGTAGTTGAACCATTTAAGATACCTGATCATTGGAGAAAATGGCGGTCATGTGATAATGGATATACTGATCCTTTTGTTTGGTACTGGCTAGCGGTTGATGAGTTTGGGACTGTTTATTGTTATAGGGAATACACAAGGGAAACAAGGGACCCTAAAGTAAGCTATTCAGACCAAGCTAGGCAAGTTGTTCTAAAGAGCGGATCAGAGCGCATTGGCTTTACTGTAGTAGGGCATGATGCATGGTCTGTGCATCCTCTAACTAAAAGTAACAACACACCTCAAGGTAAGTCCATTATCGACTTCTATATTGAAGGTGGAGTTACAGATAGCCTAAGAGCTGTTACAGATAGAATGTTCAGAAAAGCAACATACCATGAATATCTAAAGCCTTATTACGATGAGAATGCTAAAAAGATAACAAGCAAGCTCAAGATATTCAATAATTGCAAGAAGATAATTGAGACATTGCCGCAGTTGCTTATTGATGAGAGAGACCCGGAGAAGGTCCAAGAGTGCGCTGTAGATCACGCCTTCGACAGTTTAGGCTATGGCCTAATTGCTTATCATTCCAACAGAACAGAGCTTGAAGTAACCTATAATTATAATGATTTGTCGCCTGATATCCTAGAGGACCTCGATCATTGCCGGACCGTAGAAGAAAGGCAGTACATTCTTTCTAAGATTGGCAGAAGTCCTGTAAATATGGCTAGATAAAAGGAGAGTGTCTAATGCAAATTCGCTGTATCAAATGCAATAAAGTATTAGCAGCAAGCATATTCCCTGCCGAGAAAAACCTATTAGTCGTGGATTCATCTAAAAAGAAAGATGAAAAGGGCATTGAAGTAAAATGCCGATATTGCAAAACATTTAATCTTATCGTGGTATAAAGAACGCCAAATAAAAGGGAGAGTGTCTAAAATGGCAAAACCAATAGATGGTAACTGGGTAGAAACAATCACTGATGAAACAGTCAAGAAAACATTCGAGTTTCTTAATCAATATCCTAAGATAGAGGGCTTTGCTGCATCCGATGAAGATGGGGTATACGAAGCTGATGAATATCGAACTAAATACTGCGAAAACTTAGATGAAGTGATTAATCAGACACTAAAGTGGGTTAATAGTGTTATTGGAAATAGCACAAAGGTATGGTTGAGAGTATTCCCTCAGTTGCAAGAACTCGATAATAAATATCGCATAAGGGTTAGGATTGCATATAAGAAAGACGGAGTTAAGCCTAATAAGGAAATGCTATTAGAAAGATATGCAATAGGATTAGGCGCAAATGAGGCCTTGGATGCCATTTGTCAAAATGAGATTGATAAATATAATACAGGGATAGTTCCGTGCAAGAATGATGAACATCAAAAGATATTTGCGGAATGTTGTTTCTTGGCCGTTCCACCGCTAAGCCCTTGGATATGCAAAGACTGTGGAATTAAGGGAGTAAATAAGCAGGATTCATCAAAATAAAGAATGCCAAGGAGAGTGTCAAAAATGTTAGATAACGAAAAGACGGCAGAACTCAAAAGGAATTGCGAATTATTATTAGAATTCATTGAACTAATTAATGAGTTATCCATGCAGGCTGAAGTGCTTAAGAAAGAAAAGCAATATTATATGGATGAGTATAAGAAAACTAGTGACAAACTACATTCCTTCATTTCCAATGAAAAACTACTTGAAATGATTCTATATTGGTATGAGGAAAATAGAAGTGGAACGATTCATATAGGTGGTATTGAATGTGATTTATTTACCGATGAACCTGATTTTGTAACAGAGGCAAGAAAACAGAAGGTTGAATTACTGCTAACTAAATAAACCCTAGAGGCTCATTCGAAGCCCATCAACTACTTAATTGTAGCTGGTGGGCTTCTTTTTTATTGCCATTCTTTAAGGAGGTGGTCAGACAATGCTAGATAAACTCAAGGAGATTGGAGGTAAATTAGTGGATAAAGTAAAGTCTGCTGTCAAAACAGCTAAAGAACAAGAATCCCAAAACAAGGATTTAAAAAAGTGGCAAGACCGGATGGCGTTAGCATTAAATGGAACTAATTTAACAATAAGAGACGAACGCGAAATGATATATCTAGGCACATCCTCGGTTGATGCCAATGTGAACAGCACAAATCTACAAAACGGTAAACGCAAGAAAGCCAATAACGTAGTCAACCTCGTCCTTGAATTCATCGAAACGAATGTTGACTCAACAATCCCTCTCCCCTCAGTCAAAACAAAACTCCCCGGCTATGAATTCCAAGCAGACATGATCGAAAACTCACTAACCTCTGACATCACAGAACTTGGCATAACAGCTATCAATGATGTCAATGAGCGTGTAACTCCCGTCCAAGGCTACTCAGCAATGTTAGTCGGCTGGAATCCAGACTTCAAACATCATCTCTACAGAGGCGAACTAACCATTGAATCAGTCCATCCAAAGCGTATCATCCCACAGCCTGGTGTATGGGAATTACAGAAGATGGACTACTTCTTTGTTCTCTCATCGGTCACAAAGATATTCATCAAAAAACGTTATGGCGTTGACCTAGAGAATGAAGGGGAGCAATTTCCAGGAGTTGACTTTCTTAACAGCAATGTGTCATTACCACATAACCCCGATAAAGTGACAGAAATTGTCTGCTGGTACAAGAATGATGATGGAGATGTGAGTAAGTTCGTTTGGTGCGAGAATGAAATACTTGAGGATTTGCCTAACTTCTATGCTCGCCGCATTGACGGAAAGATTTCAACAGAAGAAACTCTCACAACCGAAGTAACCCTTGCATCAGGCGAAGTTCTCCCTGTAGGCACAAAGGTCCCATACTTCACCCCGACTCGCTACCCACTCATCATTAGAGAGAACATCCCGCTCAACTTCTCCTTTGGTGGTCAATCAGATGTCGACGTTGTCCGAGATCAGCAAGATGCTATGAAAAAAGTAGTGTCTACCATCGAAGAGAAGATAATGCGTGGTTCTGCCGTAGTTACTGCCTTAGAGGGTCATAGATTCAATCTAAGCAATGAACTCTATGCAGTTATTAGGGGAACACAGTCAGAACTCAACGCACTTGGTGTTAAAAATCTACAAGCTGATATTAGCAATGACATGGCATTTGCTCAACAGCAATACAAGGCAGCACAAAGTACACTCGGAGTAACAAACAGCTTCCAAGGTAAAGGAGATCCATCGGCCACAAGTGGTATTGCGAAGCAAATTCAAGTACAGCAATCAACAGGTAGACTTCGCTCAAAGGAGTCAAATAAGTATGCATCCTATAAAGAACTCTATGAAACCATGTATGAGTTTAAACTAGCCTTCTATGATGAACTTCGTCCCTTTGTCACAAAAGATCAGAATGGACAAGACTCATATGGCGACTTCAACAAGTATGCCTTCTTAGTCAGAGATAAAGCAGGAGAACTCTATTACAACACAGACTTTATCTTCCATGCAGATGCAGGACAAGGCTTGCCGCGCGACAAGATGTGGCTATTCAACTCTGCTACAGAAATGCTCAAGTATGGCGCATATAACCCCGGACCTGCTTCTATCACCTACTGGACTCAGATGGTCAATCAGAAATATCCCAATGCCAAGATTGTACTCGATACCATCAATCAGCAATGGCAAATGCAAATGGAGATGCGCTTATCCCTTACGCCTCCTAAGCAAACCATCAACTACAAAGACCTTGGCCCAGAAGCACAACAGCAAATGCTTGAGAAGATTGGCGTTAATGCTCCACCTCAAGAGCGTACAACAGAAGATAAGCTAACTGAGACAGTCGCATTTAAAGACCTTCCTCTATACGCTCAGACTAAAATGCTCGATATTTTAGGCTATGGCATGAACTCAGAGCAAGGCATGGAAGGACAACCAAACGCAGGAGGAATGGGACTACCTCAAAATGATCAACTACCTCAAATGGCTCAACAGCAACAACTAGCCCATTCGCTCGGTCAGCCTCCTGTACCAACAGGACCGCCTATGCAATCAGGACCACAACAAGCCCCACCACAGCCTCAACAACAGCAAGAGCAGATAAACCCACAGAGCAACCCACAACAGCTCTTACAGCAAGCTACACAGCAACCACAACCTAATGTGCAACAACTCATACAGGAAGCGTTCAAGCACATGACAAAGCCAGAGCAGGAAACATTTAAGAAGTTGCCTGATGATTTAAAGATTAGGATTTTGCAAGAAATGATGCAGAAGCAAGGGGGAGGACAGTAATAACTAATGGCTGAAATTAAGAGGATATATCCCGAAGCTCGCTCAGGCTTAATTAATTGGATAGAAGAAAACTTCCAAGAGATTGACCAATTTGTAGCGAGCTTCAAGTTAGCTGATGGGCAGATGTACACTTTTTATGACACCTACAGCTTTTTAGAAGCTATGGGATTAACATCTATAGCCCATGCCGATATAAACCGACTCGGAGAAGAAGGGGAGTTCGTGAAGAAGATAACCCCACGACCAGAAAGGGTGGAGAGTTAATGGCTAATAATAAAAAATGGGTCCAGAATATGGACCTGAAAAAAGGTGCCCTGACAACTAAGGCCAAAAAGGCTGGTGGAATAAAAAAGGGTGGAGGGATTAAGGAAAGTTTTCTTACTAAGGCTGAAAAATCACCAAACCCTACCACTCGTAAACAAGCGGTTTTAGCGGAAACATTTAAGAAGATGAAAGGTGGAAAAAAATAATGGCAATGTACCGCAAGAAACCTGTAGTGATTGAAGCTGTAACATTTGATGAATTTATTGAGTATGGTAAAAACAATGGAGCAAATATAGTAAATGGTATGCCGTGGTCATTCAACTACAATGGTCATCCAGTTACACATGAAAACAATGAGTGCTATTTAATACCAACACTAGAAGGAACTCTTCATTTTACTCCTAAAGATATGCTTCTAACGGGAGTAAGCGGAGAAATTTATCCATGCAAGCTTGATATATTCATTAAGACCTATGACAAAGTAGAAGGAGGACAACAATAATGGCATTTCTAAAACAAACAGCAGGTAAAAAAAGTAAATCAGCTAAACAGGTAGACCCAACAAAGCCATTTCCTGCACCAAAAACTAAGGGTACTGCTCCTGCTACAAAAGGCAAGAAACCTGCTCTTAAAATTGACATCATGTTAGCAAAGGCTATGCCAGGCGTGAGTATGCCTCCCAAGAAGGGTACTGCGCCTATTCCAAAAGCTAAGAAGGCTAAAGGCAAGGCTACTCCTAAAGCAATTAAAACAGCAATGGTAACGTCAGGCATGCCGCCAATGATGCCTATGGGAGTTAAGCCTCCAATGCCCATGATGAAAAAGGGTAAAAAAGGCGGTAAATAAGTCTTATATTCTATTATGAAGGGAGGTAATTTTGAATGGCTAAGAAATCAGCACCAAAGTCAGGGAAGAAAGCAGGGGGCAAGGGTGGTAAGCCTTGCTAAAGAAAGTATTTTTTGATACGGAATTCACAGGGTTACACAAAAACACAACCTTAATCAGCATCGGATTAGTCACGGAAAATGGAGATACATTCTACGCTGAATTAACTGATTACGATAAGAACCAAGTAGATGATTGGATTCAGAAAAATGTAATTAAAAACCTGAACATTCCAGATGAACTAGGCAAACAGAGGATTAATACTTTCAAAGGTGATACGGGATATGTCGCTGATAAATTAAAGTCATGGCTAGATGGTCTGGGGTCAGTGGAGATGTGGTCAGACTGTTTAGCTTATGATTGGGTATTGTTTAATCACCTCTTTGGACACGCTTTCAACATTCCAAAAAATGTCTACTACATTCCTTTTGATATATGCACTCTGTTTAAAGTAAAGGGCATTGACCCTGATATTAATAGAGAAGAGTTTGTACTCAAGGGAAAAATCGGCGATGGTGACTTAAGGGATTGGCAGAAACAGAAGCATAACGCTTTGCACGATGCCGAAGTCATAAAAGTATGTTATGAAAAATTAGTCAACTGATGAGTCTTTAACTAAGGCTCTTAATTTATGCCCATTTCACTTGAAGGGAGGTGAACACAATGGCTAACGGATCAAACAACCAAGATGCTAATCTCAAAATCCCTCAAAACAGCGCAGGGTATGTAAAGGCAACGAACATCAACAAATCAAACGCCAAGCCAATCAAATCTGTAGGCAAAGATCTTCGTTCTGGTAAATAAGGTAGCAATTCAAGCTACCTTTTCCTTTGCCCGATTTGGGGCAATGGCTCATCTTCATAATAGATGTAATACGTTGGAGAACGGATACTCAAAAGGAGATAACACAAATGTTTAAGTTAAGCAATTTTCGTCCATTAATGGATATGGATGGTGACGTAGGTGGTGGGGAATCCGTCACAACCCCAGAGATAGCCCCAACAGAAACCCAGACAACATCAACTGTAGAAGCAACCACAGAAGCGACTACTACAGATACCTCAACAGCAGATGCAACAGATGGCGCAAAGTCTGACACTCCAAAAGGTGAAGTTGAGCCCGCCACTCAGCCAAAGCAAACTGCTGAACAAGATCGTTTCTTTGCTGATAACAGGCGCAAGTTGGATGCGGCAGAGAAACGAGCCAACGATGCCGAAGCTCAACGCACATCAGACAGAGAGATTGCCAAGAAGTATGGGCAACAATATGGTGTCTTTTCGGATGCTGATGTTGCCGAGAAGTACGGTAAATCTCATGGAGTCAATACAATAGCGGAGTTTGAAACAGCCTTGAGGAACGAGGAATACACAAAGGCTGGCATTGACCCTGAGATGATCAACAAGCTCATTAACGAGCATCCAGCCATTAAGGAAGCCAGAGAAGCCAAGGAAGCCAATACCAAATCACAGCAGGACAGATTTCTTGTAGATTCCTTTAGTGAGTTGACAAAGGAATTCCCTAGTATGGCGAAAGCAGAAGATGTCCCTGCTGATGTTTGGAGGAAGTGGAATAACGGTAGTTCTGGTATTACTCTTGCTGATGCCTATGCCCTTGTGAATAGGAAAGAGATTACTGCTAAACAGGCAGAGTCTACTAAGCAAGCAACGCTGAACAGTATTCAGGGGAAAGGGCATTTGCAGGGGAATGGCAAGGGAGTCGAAGGGGATACGGTGAGGATTCCTGATGATGTCATGGAGATGTATAAGAGGTTTAATCCAAAGGGAACAGCGGAGCAATATAAGGCTCACTACAAAGCGAGTCAAAAATAAGGAGTGATATTAAATGTTTCAACGTATTTCGAGTCTTG